CCATTGCCCAGCATAGTATGTAGACATCAGCCTTTAGCTCATCATTCAGATTGAACACTAGCCTGCCTGTCTTGTACTTTGTTGTCTTGACATCAAGGTTATACTCATCCATCATTAGATCTGTGCCTCCATCACCCTCTAATCCACAGCTCATGTCCATTGGAATTTTAAGAGCCTTACTGACTGCATACTCACCCATCACACCGAGCATGTCAGCAGTCTGCTGGTCATTGCCCCAGTGCTGCTTGTATCGGTTAGGGTTAGCCTGATCCTTGAGAAAGTGCCTGCCCTTGGCAAGTACCCGGAGCAGCTCCATTTCTCTCTCTGTAAAAGTTATCTTCAAGGCTCATAATGGATTACAAAAGTAAGTGATTAATTAGGATATTTACATCATGAAAAAGGCATCAAAGGAATCATCGGTTAAGATTAACTTCGGCAAGCGAAGGGAGGGCAAGCACCGAAAGGCAAGAAGGCCAAAGGAAGGCAGGCAGAAGAAGTACAGAGGACAAGGAAGATAATGGCAGATAAGAAGTTTAAAACCAAAGTTGGCGGTAAGACTGTCAAGTTCGGAGCAAAGGGTTACTCCATTGCACCTGGTACTCCTAAGGGAGATAACTATTGTGCAAGGTCATCAGGCATAAAGAAGTGCAAGAACCCTCCCTGTGCCAATGACTTAAGTCGAAAGGCTTGGGGATGTGTTGGCAAAAAATCAGTAAAAAGTGCAGCAAAAAAATTCACTAGGGTTAAGTAACTTTACAGAATGCAACTGAAGCATTTTACACTTTCTGAATTCGACTCTCCAGATGCACCTGGTTCAGGGAGCAACATGAAGGAGGAGTTTTTGATTAAGCTTGACAAGGCTAGAGCAATTGCTGGCATACCGTTTAAAATTAACTCAGGTTTCAGAACCAAGGCTCACAATGTCAGCCTGCAGAAAAGAGGCTATAAGGCTGTGACTAACTCACCTCACTTAGGTGGATGGGCAGCTGATATTCATTGCAATGACTCAGCTTCTAGATTCACTATTATCAATGCCCTGCTGGAGGCTGGGTTCAAGCGCATAGGCATTGATGGTACATTCGTACATGTAGACTGTGATCCAACAAAGCCACAGTCTCTCATCTGGACATACTAATGAATATGTTAATCAAGGCAGAGCTGATTAAGTTCTTGAATGATACCCCTGCCTATGGTGCTATCCTCCTGACTAAATTGACTAATCCTGACTTACAATTCTACAATGACCTTGAGGCATGGGCTTATTCTCATGGCTGGGCAGTCATTCTGCTCTATAGGTTGTTTGTGATTGCCTCAGACATCCACAAGCGGCTAGTAGTAAAAGAGCTATGGCCTGATGAGAAAGGAGAGGTGGTAATGATGACCGGGTATCAGAAACTTTATCTTCAATTTAAAAAGTTATTCAAATGAATATTCAAAAGGATACTTTATTCCTGATGCTGGTCTTTATTGCCTACATTGGACTTGATGTGTATAATGCGAACAAGACCCATAACAGACTTGAGTCATTCATTGAACAATCAGATAGCATGTCAGTCAAGTGCCTCTACCGGACAGCAAACATGTCGGCAAGAGTTGATAGCCTTAAAGCTCAGAATAAGGCATTGGCAGAGACAGTCATCTACCTTGACTCATGCACCCAGACTAAGACCTTCAAGACCGAGAGAGCAGAGAGGAGAGGTAGGTTCTTAGGTGGCCTGATCAAGGGGCTTTTCCCCAAGCTATAATGACCAACAGCTTTGGCAAGAGATTTCAAGTGTATGCCTACACTTGCACAAGTCTTGTCTTAGTCGGCCTGCTTCTGGGAGTAGGCTACCTCTACAAGACCAATCAGGTAGCTGCTTCTGATTCGGTGCTGATGTTTATACTTGCCCAGGTATTAGGCTCATGGGCAGCTTTGACAAGTAAGATTTTCCGCATTCCCGCAGCAGGTAGCAATAACTCTGATAATGCTTAATTTAGCAGCATGAATTGCCTCGAAGATTACATCGGACTTAAAGGTTGCACCACAGGTCAGCCTCTATCTGGCCTATACATAAATGACTACCCGGGCATGAGTTCGGAGCTGCTGGATAAGATAGCCACACCAGAGCAAGTGTCTTATGTGGGCATGTGGAACTCAGCACAGGCTGTGAGCTATGTAAGGCTCAAGCGTGATGTGCAGGCTGCACTATTCAGCTCAGCAGAAGCTCAGCTGGATCAGGTGCTATTCCAGACAAGGAAGGAATTTGTCCAGCAGTGGCAACAAGTTCAGACAGTACCAGCAGAGGCAATTCTTAAAGGCACATTCGTAAGCATTCAGGGCAGCAAGTATCTGAGCCTAAGAGTCAAACAGATTTACATCTTTAATGCTGGCCCTGCTGTCAATGGAATTGACTGGTACATCTACCAGACTCAGGATGGCAAGCTGCTAGAGTCAGGCACAGCTGACCTGGTTGAGGGCATGAACTATGTGCCTGTCAATAAGGAGTTCTACTCAGACTTCGATAAGCTAAACATCATGGTAGCTGTAGACTGCACAAATCTACCTACCAGCACAGGCATGTTCTCAGATTATGGATGGGCGCAGATGGACTTAGAGTGTGCATCAAGATTCACTTATCTCTGGCGCAATGGCTGGAGCATCTTCCCGGTTACTGCTCCTCTAGGCTATGGCTTTGGAGACTCATGGAGTCAGGACAATAGCCAGTCAGGAGTCTACATGGATGCCCAATTGCTATGCTCACTTGATAGCTTCATTTGCCAACAGAAGGAGTTTCTTCTTGATGCCTGGGCTAACCTACTCTGCTATCAGATACTCTGGCAGAAGGTGGCAAGTCCAAGGGCTAACTACTTTAGCCAAGGCAACAGAGAGTTTACTGAGAGAGCTATGGCTACCTTCCTTGATGGCTACCAGCAGAGCCTTGCCATCTGGGCTAGGCAACTTAACCTAAGAGGTGAAGGTCTGTGCTTTAATTGCGATAATGCTGGCCTGATTCAGCAAGGGTTTGTTAGACCTTAACACCTCGTTGATTTAAACGAGGTGTATTCAGCAGGGGTTTGTAAGACCTTAGCCTGCACTAATCAACGTCAATTTGATCGAATTAGATGCATTTAGTGTAAATACTGATAATTTAATTTTGGTTTATATTGCTTGATTAAATTCTTTTCCAATAATCTTGCAGCCTTTTTATCTGTCAATTCAATAAGAATTACTTTATCAAAATCTTTATCATATTTATGCTGGTGTAATCTCATACAAAGTCTGCTGCTATATCCTATATAAACTATCTCGTTTTCTAAGAACAAAATATAATTAAATGAGCATCCATTCACTTGATTAAGTTTATTTGTAATCTCATTTATATCCATAACAGCACATAATAGCACATTAGGATTATTGCTTATATTATCTAATTCTACTTTTCGCATAACTTCTCAATCTCCCGATTAAGATACCACTGAGCCTTCTTTAGGTCTTCCAGCTTGCTGCCCTTCTTGCCAGCTCTGCTGATGTACTTAATGACATTGCCCAAGCAAAAGCCTAGCTTCCAAGCTTCAATGACCTTGATAGCCTCATAGGTACTGTCTTGCCCTCCATAGTGGGGAGGGTGATTGACTGCCTGCAATGGATCAGCATCCGGCAGGCTCTCTAGATAACTGCTAAGAATGTCTCCCATTATGAGTAGTAATAGAGTGGTTTAGGTTTATTAGAGTCTGACATGGTTCTGCCTTTAAGTTCATCAAGGTCAGAGTAGAGCTTGCCATTGTAGTACCAGCCTACTTGTCTGGGCTTACTTCGCATATTGATAAGCTCGGCTTTGATTAATATATCATTGACATCAATGTCTTCCTTGCAGTCAATAATGAAGTCAATAAGTTCTTCTATTTGCGATTGATGATTCATAGTGCATTAATCTACGGCAAATTAAATCTTTTGTCTTACTTCTGTGCGTTATAGGTTTCATCATAGTAAGCCTCTGCCCTATGTGCTGCTCTGAATGCCATGTTCATGCTTATGAATGCATCTTCATGAGCCTGCTCAATCTGATCTCTCTCCATTGCTTTGGCTTGGGCAACTATGGCAGGCAAACACCTTACTGAATTAATCTCATCCGAATAGACTACTTCAATCTTTTTAGCCTCAATTTGATCCACAAGCCACTCCACTGCTGTCTGTTTATTTTCCATAAGTATTTTCATAGTAAAAGTTGCCCTTTGTCCAAAAGCACTCAGAAGCCTCTTTAGCCTGACCTGAATTGAATGCCTCCACTATCTGCTCCTTCTCAATTGCCTTGGCCTTGTCCAGAATAGAATGCCAGGTCATCTTATCTTTTGGCTCTTCCCAGAGGCTCTGGAATAGCCACTCTACTGCTGTCTCTTTACTCTCCATCTTCTTCTGCAATTAGTCTCTCAATAATGTGCTTAACATACATCAACGCACTATGCCCTCCGGCATAGTAGAAGGAGTTCACAGGCAGCAGCTTCTCCTTGTCCATCATGATCTCCTTGCTGCCTATCTCCTTGTTGACAATTACCAACAATTGCTCAAGCTGTGTCATATTACTAGCCTGTTTAGGTTAAGGTCATAAGCTTCCATAGTCTCCTCCCACTTCTCCCAAATGTGAGCCTCATCAATATGCTTGCCATCCTCAGAGGTATCAGTAAGGTCTCTGAGCTTGGCAGCAAAGTCGAAGATAAAGAGTGCCATGTCAAGAGACTTGATGCATCTGAAGTGTTCAATTGCATCATCTGAATCATCCAGATTAAATGTTAGTGTTGCTTTCATCTTACTTGTAGTTTCTTGAGTGAATGAAGGTGACCTATATGCTTGACAAAGCCCCGGCATAATGTGAAGCCAATGTAGCCAGCTTCATAGTACTTCTTATTATACTGCTTCTCTGCGTAGGCATGGTCATTATCTCTCCACTCGCAGAAGCTGCTGAACTTACCAATAGCCTTGTAATCAGCCAGCCTTCGAAGACCAGGATTCCAAGTCATGCCATGCCAATCTCCTTTGTATCTCTGGGCAAGTTGCTGATACCTGACTGCCTGCTTGGTGAGCTTGATGCCAGCTATGACGGTGTGATTGTTTCGGTCTTGTGGATGTCTTATCCAGACACATGCAGCCTTAGGCTCAGACTCAAGGACAGACTTAGAGTTGGCTATGAAGCCATCGTGGAAGAACTCCCAGTCATCTTCACAATGGAAGATGTAAGGAGTCTCTACCTTAGAGTAGAGCGTGTCTATGGCATGCACTTGTCCAGCACGATTACTCAATGACCATTCAGCCATGATTTGCCAATGCCTCATCAGGAATCTGTCTAGCTCTTTACCTATGACAGCATCAATTGCTCCGCTATCATCGTGAATCAGGAAGGCTGCCGGAGGCTGACCATCCCAATAGGTGACCAGACTGCTGATAGTTTTCTCAAGTAAATCCCACCTACCACAGCTGGTCAGGCAGACAGTTACATCTCTATTTGACATAGTTAATTAGTTTAATTGCGAGGATAGTTATAAGTGCTGCGTAAATCAGCCAGAAGGTAGACTGAAAGGCTGCTTCTTTAATGTTAATCTTCATAGGGTAAAAAGTATGAGTTGTCTACCAAAGTTAAGCAAGTCTGAGGCTCGAATACATTGTGCCTTTTTTCACCCCATGCCTCATGCTGATTGCAATACTGCATAGGTGATAGCTCAACACCATAGATGATGAAGTTCATCTGCTCTGTCTCCAGAAGGTAGCTCATGTTGTAGATGTCTCTGCCATCTTCATGCCAGAGGAAGTAGATGCTTACCTTACCACCATATAGCCAGATGGCTGTCTGGATGGTCTTGATGTCTGAGGTCTTGCAGTCTACATAGACCTTACCGACTTCGGTGCGGACTTTTACTGATTCAAAATTCATAGATATATTGGTTAGATTTGTGTGCAATAAAGGCAAAGAAAATATATCTGCAAAAATATTTTTTAATAATTATGCCAGTCTATGACTCTACTTCTGCATTCTTAAGGCAACAGTTTAAAAACTTTGCCAATGCCTCTCAGGCTGACAAGGTGCTGAGAGAAGCTGCCCTATATGCTGCCCCGGCTGTAAGTGACAGAGTGCAGCAGGATGGTAAAAAGTCTGATGGCTCTGAGCTTCCACCTTATGATTCAAGC